CTACCAACAAGGGCCTCTTATGATGGGTCCCATTATTCAGAGGCACAACATGACTATGACCCATTTAATTAATATGCGACTAGACGGAACAAATTTTTTGGTGTAAGGTTTGAAAAATATTATGAGTTCACAGATGCTATTAGATTTGAATTACGACGTACCAACACAGGAGCCTACACAGAGTGGCGCTATAACTGTTCGAGGACTACGTCCGTCCGAGAGTGACAAGAAACTTATTGTTGAGTTTGGCAGAAAGATTTTTGAAGAGAGCAAGAAGGTTCGCAAGAGCCTACAAAACCGAACGTATAATGAAGAGAAATGTGGAGAGCTATTTGATAACTGGAAACAGGGTGCAGATATATATGCAGCAATAGCAGAGCGAGATGGTGTACCCATAGGCGCTGTTGCAGCTTATACATTGCCCTGCCATTTTTCAGATGGGTTTGTTGCCTTTGACCTTTTCGTATATGTAGAGCCTGAACATAGAGGTGGCAAAGCTGCGTTCCTACTTATAGACAGTTATGAGAAGTGGGCTAAGCAGCATGATGTCATTGAAATTTGTTTAGGAGTGTCAACTGGTATCCATCCAGAGAAGACAGGTTCCTTTTATGAGAGACTTGGCTACGAGAAAGTTGGATGCAATTTCGTAAAGGAGATGAACTAATGAAACAGGAGAATATATAATGGGAGGATTTTTTAGCGCCCCTAAACCACCACCTCCACCACCGCCTCCTCCAGCTCCTCCACCACCGCCTAAGGCTGTGGATGAGAAGCAGCTTCAGGCTAGAAGGACGCAAAAGAAAAAGGGAGCTGCTGCTCAGGGATTGCAAGGTAATGTTGCAACGAGTGGACAGGGTCTTTTAACTGATGCGCAAACAACCGAACCAACTCTGTTAGGATAAAGTATATGGCAATGTTATCTCCAGATAATATCCCCAAAAGTCCAATGAAGGGGAGTGCAGCTTCTGTATATAAACGATGGAAGCGGTTGGAGAGTGACCGTTCATCTTGGCGTAGCCATTGGATGGAGATAAGCGATTATCTTATTCCAAGGCGAGGTAGATACCTAGCTGATACTAGTCAGAACACTAGGGGGAAGCGACGCAATAACAAGATTATTGATAGTAGTCCTACACAAGCATTAAGGACCATGGCTGCAGGGATGATGTCTGGGATGACTAGTCCAGCTAGGCCATGGTTCCGATTTACTACTCAGGACCCAGACATGATGGATAACTTCCAGATTAAAGCATGGGTTCAGAAAGTAGAGCAGCAGTGTAGATTTATTTTGAACAACAGTAATTTTTATAACACTGTGTACAATATCTATCAGGAGCTGGGAGCTTTCGGAACTGCACCACTTTACAGACAGCGAAGCGAAAAGCAAGTTATACGATTTAGGCAATTTACAGCAGGTGAATATGTAATTGCAGAAAACGACCAAGGGCAAGTAGATACTCTTGGAAGAGAATTTACTATGAGCGTTGCGCAAGTAGTAGAAAAATTTGTTACTAAAGGTGATAGAACCTTAGACGAACGAGATTGGGACTGGACTGGAGTATCAGAAGCTACTAAACGATTATGGAAAAATGGTGATTACGACACCCTTGTCCCAATCCTTCATATGATACAACCAAGGTTACTGACTGAAAGGGACCCTGACCGACTAGACGCAAAGAACAAGAGGTTTAAATCCTGTTACTTTGAGAAAGGCGGTGACGGCAAAGAAATGCTAGAGGAAGGAGGTTATGACACCTTCCCTGCTTATGTACCACGCTGGGATGTTCTCTCTGGTGATATCTATGGGAGGTCCCCAGCGATGGACCACCTTGGGGACATCAAACAATTACAGCACGAACAGAAACGTAAAGCGCAAGCGATAGATAAGATGGTGAACCCACCTATGGTTGCACCAGCTAGTCTTCGTGGCAGGCCTACAACAGTTATAGCTGGAGGCACAACTTATGTTGACCCTACACAGGGAGCAACAGGGTTTCAGCCTGCGTATCAGGTTCAGCCTCGCGTAAATGAACTAATGATGGATATACAAGAAGTGCAGCAAAGAATTGCGCGTGGCTTCTATGCAGATTTATTTGCGATGATGATTAGTTCTGACCGTAGACAAATTACGGCGACAGAAGTTGCCGAAAGACACGAAGAAAAACTAGTATTGCTGGGACCTGTGCTTCAAAGGTTAAACGTAGAATTGTTAGACCCACTACTTGACGATACGTTTAGCTTTGCTTTAGAGGCTGGGTTAATTCCTCCTGCCCCACCTGATTTGGCAGGCCAAGTGTTAGACGTACAGTATGTTTCCTTGTTAGCTCAGGCCCAGCAAGCCGTAGCTGCTACAAGTATAGAAAGGACTATGAGTTTTGCAGGAAACCTAGTTGGCGTCTTTCCTGAGATTGTAGACAACATCGACGCAGACGCTGCCCTGAGAGAATACTCAGAAATTCTTGGTAACCCTCTAGAAATTATGAAGGACCAAGAACAAGTCATGCAGATAAGAAAACAGAGAGCTGAAGCTGCACAACAACAGCAGATGATGGCTGCTGCCCAAGAAGCGGTGCAGGGAGCCAAGTTGTTGTCAGAAACAGATACTCAGAACCCGAACGCTTTAACAGATGTTCTGGGTAGAGGGGGGACAGTCTAATGACTAAACCTTTCGTAGTAACCGACAGTAGCGATGAAGCCCAAGTTAAAAAGGCTGAACGTGATGTCGAAGATAGAGATAACGATATCAAGTATATCTTATCCGAACCAAGAGGACGTAGATGGATGTACAACATGATTTTTGAGAAGTGCCACATGTTGTCCAACAGCTTCTGTCCTGATAGCAACACTGGCACAGCATACAACGAGGGCGTTAGAAATTTAGGGGTTAACTTATACAATGACGTAAAAGGTAACCAACCAGCCCTTTTTATGAAAATGTTAGAGGAGAACCATCTAGATGAGTGAAGAACAACAGAATGAAGTAGCCCAAGAGGCTACACCAGAACAAGCAGCACCAGCTCCAGAAGCTGATGCGCAACAGAATGCTACTGCGGAAACGCAGAGCGCCGAACCTAAAACCTTGCTGTCGGATGACGGAGGTAACGGTGAGGGTGCAGCAGTCGTACCTGAGAAATACGAATTTGCAGCGCCTGAGGGATATGAGGTAACCCCTGATGTCCAAAGTAAACTCGATGAGTTTTCTGGAATAGCTAAAGATACTAAACTTTCTCAAGAGCAGTATCAGTCGTTAGTCCAGTGGCAAGTTGAGAAGGGTATTGCTATGTCAGAAGACGCTAGCAGTGCTTATGAGCAACGCGTACAAGATTGGGCTGAACAAGCTAAAACCGATGAAGAAATGGGCGGTGAGAGTTTCTCTGAAAATCTCTCCGTTGCTAATCAAGCCGTAGAGCAATTTTCGACAGCAGGTTTGAAAAGTATTCTAGCTAGACCCAGCGCTCAAAACCCTAACGGTTTAGGCATTGGGAACCATCCTGAAGTTGTACGTTTATTTTATCGCATAGGAAAGGCCATGGGCGACAGCAATTTAATTGCTGGGGGAGCTGCGGAAAACCAAGGTGACCCATTACAGCGCATGTATCCAACTATGTATTCTGATAAACCATAACTGAGAGAAGGAGTTAAAAATGGCTACACTCAGTGTTACCAACCCGACTTTGGCGGATTTAGCTAAGGTCACTGACCCCGACGGCAGTATTGCCGATGTGGTCGAAATACTAAACCAGACGAATGAAATTCTGGCTGATATGACTTGGCTTGAGGGCAACCTCACTACTGGTCATAGAACCACTATTCGTTCTGGTATACCAACTCCTACATGGCGTAAGTTATATGGTGGTGTCCAACCGACTAAAAGTCGTGCGGTACAAGTCACCGATAACTGTGGCATGTTGGAAGATTATGCGGAAGTAGATAAGGCTTTAGTAGACATGGCAGGCAACCCTGCTGCATTCCGTCTTCAAGAAGACAGACCGCATATCGAAGGACTTTCACAGCAAGTTGCAACAACTCTGTTTTACGGAGATGAAGCAACCGCACCTGAAAAGTTCACTGGACTTGCTCCACGCTTTAATAGTTTGTCTGCAGATAATGCAGAGAACATTATTTCTGGCGGTGGCTCAGCTTCAGACAACGCAAGCATCTGGCTAGTTTGCTGGTC